TCTCTATATTGTGCAAATGCCTATCCCAGGTATTGCTTACTTTTACGGAGATCGTGCAGCTGGATCCACGAGCGCGATTACGTTAACTCCAGTCTCATATGATGATTCTGCTACCCTCTTTCCAGCGGGTGGCGAGAGTCAGAATATTGCGGCCTTTCGTCAAGCTTCTAATGTTATCGAATTTGTCCCTACAGTCAACTCTATGACTTGGGGTGGTTCGATAGAAGTTTATAAGGCAAAGGTTCGCTTGACTGAAGCACCTGGCGCTGTTGCCTCTTCTGTTTATCAAGGTTTCAAGTTTCTTGAAGGCCTTGAAGAGGCTATGAATGGTAAGAAACCAAGTTCTGTGTTTGCATTAAAAGATGGATGTTATGTCCCATGCTTTAACTCGGAAGCCACCTATGAGTGGCAAGCTCCTGAGATTGCATTCACTTGGGCTGTCATGAACGCCAACGTTTCCGCTGGTCCTTCTTATGACAGTGCAGTCACCTATACAACTGGTGGCACGCCCAATTTTGTTGGACTTGGTTCCTTTGAAACTTCGATTATAAAGTTTCCTGCCATCATAGCATCTCAAACAGGGTTACTTCGAGCGTGGTCATGTGTTGAGTATCAAGTTAGTAATAGCTCCATACTCTATGACTACACTCATATGTCCCCAACTTATGATCCTATAGCTCTTGCTTTAGTGAAAGCTTTTCACAAGAATTCACCTTCGGCAGTCCCATGGAAAGATAATGCATCTTTCTGGGAGAACTTTAGGAAGTGGGCTGGTTTAGCTTCTGAAGCTGCCTCTTACCTACCCGGTCCCATTGGGATGATCGGGAAAGGTTTTAATAGCATCTTTAAGTCAACCGCCCTAGCTAAGGGACTGTTCTAGTAACAGCCTCACTTTCTCCTACAGCGTATATTGTTATGCAATTCCGCTACAACCCTACCTCTGAGTCCTGTTCGACCGAATTTAATCGACTGAACGAACCGAGAACATGATTCTTGTACTCACGTTGGGGGTTGTATGAACAGCCCAATATATGAAACCGCCTGATCACCGGTTGGATCTGTAGATTTCCTTATGTACGGACCGTACGGGGTAAGACCACTATGTGGCAAAGCCTAGCTTAGAAAAACTAAATTAGCTAGGTCATTCCCAATAAAGTCCCATGAGTACTCTCGAGTTAATGCGGAGTTCGTTCAAGGAAAGAACGAGGTTTGACAACCGAACTACATAAGTAGAAACCCGATGCGACGACTTGGAAATGTCGCCCACCTGCATCAGGGTGGCCTCGGATACTTGTACTGGAGGTGAGCTTCAAGAGAAGCATACAAGTGTCGTCATAAGCATGCGAATGAGCCGTGAAAGTAACAGCGGTTCGCGTTATATTATAGGTTTTGCTGGTTTGGTCACAGCAAGGTCTTCTCT